CGCGTGTTCATCACCAACGAATGTTGCAGTACCTGATACAGCAGACTGGTCAAAAGTCTCAGAAGCCGAACCGGCTAATGTTCTTAATGATCCAATGATCTCTTGGTCGATCTCAGCAGTAATTTCTTGTGCTAATGCCGCCATGATTTCTGCTTCAACATCAATCCCTTGTTGTGCTTGTGCATCTTGAGCCGCTTCAAAAGTCCATCTAGCACTTAATTTTCTAGATTTCGCTTCAACGGGTTGTTTCAAGATTTGGATTGACATTCTCTTACCAGCAGTACCTTCAAGTGCCGCTGTTGCAGAACCTTTAGCATCACCGTCTGTGTTAGTTGATGCTTGGTTACCTGAGTATGCTCTCGCAATTTTGAATGGAGATAATGCTTCTTCACCAGCAGTAGCCTGACCACTTACTGTGTCTGCATATCTTATTCTTAGTGTGTGGATCTGTCCAACCGGACCAGTCATTGGTTGTACACCAACGATCTCGTTCGCTATAACAGTAGGCATAACCCTACGTATTACTGGAAGGATCACTCTGTTTAACGTAGCAACGTTACCTGCAGAAGTGGCACCAGCAGTTGCCTGCTCAGCCAAATACTTCTTAGTGTTTTCTAAGACTACATCCATAGTCTTTTTCTTGTTGCCTGCTAAACCTTCGGTTAGGGCCTGTTTAGTTTCGCCCCATTTTGATTCAAATAATTCTGACATTTGAATTTCCCCTTGTTTATTGTTGTTATATTCCCGCCAACTTACGGAAACTTGTTAATTCAGCATCTTCTCTCGTGCCTCTGTCACCTTTTGCTTCTGAAATAACTTTTTTCTCAGATGCAACTGGTTTATCAGCCATCACGTGTGGTAGATACTTGTCAAATGAAGCCTGCAACTTGTTAGTTTGTACACTTTCAAGTAGTTGAGCCATAACTTCACCCTTGCTCTTACCTAAAGGTTTGAGCATCTCAGCCATCTTTTCCTTGCGTTCCATCAAGTCTGCTTGTCTTTTGGACTCAGCATCTTTTGACTCAATCACCGCTTGTTTCTCTTCGACAGCCTTCTCAGCGTCTTTTAATTTAAGTGTAGTTTCATCCACAACTTTCATTAACTTCGAAGTTTCAGATTTCTCATTTAAGTAAGATGCCTGATACTCAGAAGCAAACGCTTCGAATATTTTCTTACCAAAGTTTACAGTTCTTGCCGCTGTAATGTCTTCTTTCAACGTTGCTAATTCTTCAGCAAGTTTTTTGTTTACAGCAGATTCTACAACTTTAGCAGATTTTGTAATGAAAGCCTCTTTCATTTTAGCCATTTGTTTCTTCGCTTCGGCTACTAGTTTGACTTTCGTTTCCACAACGCCTTTTTTGTCTTCATGGAACTCTTTAATTTCTTTTGCAAGAGCATTTACTACGAACTCTTCCATTTTCTTAAAGTTTTCATGAACACCTTTTCTGTCGCCGTGAAGTTCTTTTAACTCTTCTGACAATTTACTAAGAACAAATTCTTGTAATTTCTCAGAGTGAGCGCCTACGTTTTCTTTGTAAGCAATTTTTTCTTGTGCAAGTGCTTTTCTATCTTCAACAAACTTTGTGATTTCCTCAGATAATTTCTCAGTCATCATCTTGTCTATTGCTTCAATCATGTTTGCTTTGTCATGCTCGTATCTTTTAGCAAACTCTTCTCTTAATTCCGCACCAACAGTTTCTTTATTTTCTTTAACTTTTGAATCCCATGCTTCTTGGATACTCTTTTGTGTATCTTCAGATATTGCACCCGATTCAACAAGTTTTGATATTGCGTCTATCATGTTATTTTAGATCCTTTATTATGTTTTTGATTGCCTCATTGAGGTATTTTTGTGCTTTTTTGTCATTTCTAACTTCAGCGGCCAGACCTTTTGCCATATTACCACCCTTTGTATTCATTAGGTGTTCGTAAATTGGCGTTGGGTAAGCACCCGGTGCCGAAGGTTGGGCCACAACATCTACTGTGATGATCTCAAAGTCTGAAACTTCACCGCTTCCGTACTCGGAAATGTTGCCACTTCCTCTACTTGAAACGCCTAGTTTCACACCCGATTCCAACATAGTCTTGACAAGTTGGCCCATCGGTGTTGGTAAAATTTTCATTTTACCGTATCCATTTGGTCCGTCCATCCACATCTCAGTAATCATGTGAGACACACGGTCCAAATTAATCTTTAAATCGTCTGGATGATCTACTTCTCCAAGAACAGAGTAACCTGAACTGATCTGGTCATTAAGTGTTTTAACTGCTTTACCAATTTCGTTTACTGGGTAAACTCTTTGGTTAGCATTTTTAATACCACCTTGAATACAGATTCCTTTCATGTACAAATCTTTGCCATTATCGCCTTCGTGTAAGATCTGTACTCTGGCCTGATCGTAAGTTAGATGTTCTCTAAGATATAGTGACATTCCAAACTCTCCTTAAAAGTCCAATTACGCTTTTGCGTTAACTGGAGATTTTGCTGATTTGTCTGAATGATCCGCTGTATCAGCCTTTTCATTCTTTTTGAATGAACTTGACTTGTCTTTTGCTGGACTATTCTCAAAATCACCACTCATTTTTTGTGCTGTCGGTGCCGGTCTTCCTTTTTCGTCAGCGCCACCTTTTGCAATATTATGAGTTCCGCCACCCATGCTCTTAACTTTTGAGTTTACAGGTGAACTTTTGCTGTCAGCCTTGTCGGAGTTATCTGCAGACTTTTGGATTTTGTACTCTTTTACAGTCTCTTTTTTCTCATCCTTTTTGTCCATTTTACCTTCTAACGGCATTTCAGCAGGAGTTTCAATAGGCATATCAACGGCTTCGTCTTTGTCTTCGTCGTCACCGTCTTTTTTATCGCCCATCATTGCTTCGAATTCTGCTTTTAATTCGTCTAAAGCATCTTCTAAATCAACAACTCTGTCTTCCATGTCTTCAGCGCCATTGTCATCACCGTCCATGTCCATGTCTTTTGCCATGTCATCAGCGGCTTTGTCACCTTCGCCTTCTTCATCAGCAGAAATGTCTTTAATTAATTCATCAGTAGCATCGCCACCAACTTCTTCAATTGACTCTTCTTCTGTTTTTTCTGACTCAGTTGCTTCGTCTTCTATTTCTACAACTTCGTCTACTTGTTCGTCTGATTTAGTTTCTGCTGAAGTTTCATCAACTTTTTCATCTTCTTTAGCAGTTTCTTCTACTTTATCTTCTGCTTTCTCTTTAGATGCTTCAGTCTCTTTAACTTCTTCGTCTTTAGACTCTTCTTTTACTTCGTCTTTTGTTTCTTCTTTTACAGGCTCTTCCGCTAGATTTTCGTAGATATCTCTAGATTTTTCTACTACTATTTCATGGAAAAGTGCTTCTGCTTTATCGTTTTCTTCGTTTATTAGTAATTCTAATAACGATTCAAATTTATTGTTTGACATTTTACACGTGCTCCTTGTTTAATATCGATTTGTACTTATAAGCAGTATTATTTAACTCAATTATGCAAAAACGGTGCTATATATGGCGAAAAAAGACGTCTTTTTAGGGCAGTTTTATTTGTAATTCGAATTTTGCTAGAAATTGCTCGGTTGTTGGATGATCTATGTTTTTATTCCACTCTAGATCCTTTGGTTGAAACCATCCTTTTGGAATCACTCTATGAAACTGCACATCTTTAAAATCTTGTAAACAACGTTTAGTTTGGTTCAACCAATTACCATAAAATGTTGCTTCGTCTGTGCTTTTTTTATAGTTACGGGTATCTTTAAATAGATTATTAAATTTATGTCTGTTGGCTTTTTTGGCATCTGTGTGTCCTTGATAATCAAAACCTAGTATGTAGATGTCTTTAAAACCTTTCTCACAGGCCATTCTTAGAGCAGTTGGCCCACTACTCCAACCTAAACTAGGTTTGAACCATTTTACGTGATCCAATACTCTTTGATGCTTATTATATTGTGCATTAAAATTTGAATGCACACTATTATTAATGACATAATCTGTTTCTGCTATTTCTAGCACCATTTTAGGATCTACTGCTATGAGATAATCAGGTCTATCAGTACGATAAACACCATTACACGCAAACACCGTGCCTTTTTGTTTAAGATCTTCGATGTTTATTCCTTTTCGGGATTCTCCGTTCCCTAATACAAAGGCTGTTTCTGACATTACAACTCTAAGTTATCGTCTTGTGCTGGCTGTCCGTACATTTTCTGAACAAATACGGCTTCTTCCTTTTGCTGTGCATCATGTTCTTCCGATGCAAGTCTCATTGAATTGATGTCTTTGAGTGTTAGACGTGTTTTTCTTGTGTCTTCTGAATCTAAAACTGAGATGTCATGCTCAGGATCGTATGATTTATCCTCTTCCGGACCATCTGCTGTGTATGTGAAGAATTCGTTCAGTTTCATAATCGTATTTAACCTTAAACTGTGCCTCCACCACCTGTACCGCCTGGTGTGGTGCCTGCAGGTCCCGGTGTTTGTCCTGGCTGTCCACCACCTGTTGTGTCAGGATTTGGTGCTTCAGGATCCGCTGTTGGTTCCTCAAATTGATCTAGATCTGATGATATGCCTGCTTGTGATACACCACCTGATCTTAATTGACTATTTTTGGTCTGTTTTTTCTGTGGTACATTGTTCTCTTCTGCCCATTGTTCTGCATTCCGTGCCATTTCTTCTTCTGTTAAACCGAGATATCTTTTCAGTGCA